TGCTCACCCCCTCGACGGGCTATCCGCCGTCCTCGCCCGGGTCGTCTGCGAAAGCCCCTGTGAGGGCCTCTCCGAGGCTGCCGAGCATCGAGCGGACGTCTCCGGCGTCGGCGCCGCCGTCGGCGGGCTGTAGGCGTAGTGACTGCTGGATCGCGGTGGCGGTGGCACCCATGATCTGTCGCTGATCGGCGAACCGGGGGCGGGGTAGGTCGGCGGTCTGCCAATCGCCCTCGCGGCCGGCGAACTCGCCGATCGTGCACGGCTCCCAGAGCTGCGCCCGGAGCTGCTCGGCGTCCTGGTGGAGCTGCTCGGCGAGGGCCTGGCGGCGGGCGGCGAGGTCGATGCGGCGGGCCTCGGTGGCGGCGACGACCTCGGGGCCGCGCTCGAACGTGAGCCCCTGCTCGGCGGCGAGCTTGGACACGGTCGAGGGGCTGCGCTTCATTCGGCGGGCGATGTCGTTGCGGGACATGCCCTCGGCGTGGAGGGCCTTGACCTGCTCCCGGTCTGTGTCGGTGATGGGTCGGGCGGCCACGGCTCACCTCCTCGCCGAGGGCGGACATGGCGACGGCCCGGCGCCCTGGTGCGGGGCCGGGCCGTCGAGGTCGGGCGTTAGGCGGTCTTGCAGAACGTCGCGCCGAGGGTGGCGTTGATCGCCTTGGCCTCGACGGCGGTTACCTCGTGGCTGCTGGTGCTGAACCGCTGCTGCGCGAGGGAGTCGACGTTGTCCCCGCCGCCGTTGATCGCCGAGCACTGGTTGCGGGCGCGGTCGACGGCCTTGTCGGGGTCGTCGACGAGCGCGGGGTTGATGGTGCGCAGTGCGCCGAGGAGGGCCTCGCGCTCGGCTCCCTGGGGCTCCGGCGGGATGCCGGCCGGGCGGGTGTCGACGGACGCGGTGGCGGTCGCGGTGGCGCTGGGCTTGGTGTCGGCCGGGGCGTCCGTGCTGCTGCACGCGGTGAGGGCGAGCAGGGCGGCGGCGGTCGCGGCGACGGTGGCGGCGGTGCGGTTCACGGGTTGATCCCCCTGGACGTACGGATGGGTCACGGTGTGTGACTCGCGAGGCGCCCGGAGGGTTGTACGCGGAACGCCCCGCCACTGGGGGGTGAGTGGCGGGGCGTTCGGGGTGGTGGTGTGGGGGCGTCCGATTCCGGGCACGCCGGGGACGCCCCCGATTAGATCACGGAACGGTAACGGTGTCCAGCGCGCGCGACCGGGGCCGCGACCGGTCGGCCGGTCAGTCGTCCTCGTCGAGGATGCGCTCGATGTCGTCGTTGATCTCGTCGAGGAGGGCCTCGGTGGTCTCGTCGTCGATGGGGCCGCCGTTGTCGCCGAGCTGCTCGGCGGTGAGCAGCACTCGGCCGGGCGCGGCGTGGATGTCGGCTCCGACGGCGAGGTCGTTGTCGTCGTCGAGGTAGAGGACGGCGCGGTGCGCGGCGGGGTCGGCGGCAAGGGTCTGGAGGTGGGCGAGGGTGGCGACGGGGTACGTCATGACGCGGTCCTGTTCGTAGTGCGGAACGGGGAGGTGGGCGTAGTGCGCGGCATGTTGGTGCGCACTACGCGCAGGTCAGGCGCCTTGTGGGTGTAGTGCCGGGGGGTCACGAAACGCATCTTCGGGGGCGCGGTGCCTTCGGGGTAGATGCCCCGGGTCCACAGGTCGCGGTACCCGAACGCGAGGAACGCGACGGCGAGGCGGACGGCGGCGGACCGGTCGATGCCGGTGCTCGTGAGGGTGTCGAGGTCGGCGGCGAGGGCGGGGTCGAGTCGCACGGTGAGGTTGGGGCTACGCTTGCGGCTAGCCATGACGGGGGTTGCTCCTGTCGTGGTCAGGGCCCGGCCTGCGGTTGCATCGCAGGTTCGGGCCCGCTGTGGTTCCGGGCTAGTTGCCCCGGAGGATCTGGTACACCCGCCCGTCCGTGAGGGCGGCGCGGCGGGCGATCTCCGGCACCTTGTACCGGGCGCGCTCGGCGCGGACGACGCGGGGGGTAACGGCGGCGGCGGCCTCGCCGGCCTGTCGCAGTACGCGGATGTTGTCGAGGGTGAGCTGATCGGCGAGGCGGTCGAGGAACTGCTCGCGGGCCTGCTCGTCGCCCTCGGTGCTCGCCCACTCGTTGGCGATGGCCTCGAACGGCTCCCACTCGTCGAGGTCGTACGGGTTGGTGTCGCCCTGGAGGGCGCGGGCGGCGGCCCTCTCACGCTCGTACTTGTCGAACAGGGCCATCATGTCCGTGAACAGGGCGCCGGCGGCCGTGTTCGTGGGCACGCCTCGGCGGTTCAGCTCGTCGGCGATGTACTGGGAGGGCCCGGGGAGCGCTCCGGCGGCCGTGGCGGGCTCGTCGGCAGGCTCGTCGACGGTCTCGGCGAACTGCGGCTCGGTCAAGTGGCGGGCCCCGGCGATGATGGCCGGCCCCTGGTCCTTCCTGGGCAGGGTGCGGGCGTAGGCGAGCAGGGCGGCGAGGGTGGGGCGGACGGGGCCACCCTTGACGTACGGCTGCAAGAGCCCGTTTTCCTGCATGGTGTGAACGGCCTGGGAACCGATCAACGCTCGACCGAGGAGGAAGGTGGGCGCACCGCCGGACCCTCCCCACTGTGCGGGGGCGTCGTCGGCCAACAGGGCTTCGATGATCTTCATTTGACGCGGCTTGACGTGCGGAAGGTCCCGGAAGTGAAGGGTTCGGCGCGACATGTCGTCGATCAGGATGGCGTGGTCCGTCTCGATCATGACGGTGTCGTGAGGGAGGAGACGGCGGAGCAGCCGGCCGGCGCTCGCCTCGGTGATGGGCCCGTCCTGCTCCGACGGGCCGGGGTACTCGGTGCTGAGGGTGTAGTGCGTCTGGGACGTCTCCGACCGGGTCTCGGCGGGAGACGTGGCCGGCTGCGGGGTCGGCTCGTCGACGGGGGCCTCGGTCGGCTCGTCGACGTCCTCGGCGGCCGGCTGCTCGGGCTCGGGCTCGGGCTCGGGCGCGGTGTCGGCCGGGTCGGCGGTCTCACGCCACGCCACGGTGTCGGTCTGGGCGAGGTCGAGGAGGGCCCGGCGGAGAATCTCGTTGCGGGCGTCCCGGGGCTCGTTCTTGGCGCTGCGGGCGTACGCGAGGCAACCGACCAGGGTCCGGCGGGCCTCGCTCCCGGCGTGGCCGGTGCCGGTCACGTAGCCGCGTTCGAGCAGGCCGTCGGAAAGCTGGTGACTCATCTTGAGTGCCCCATCCGTCAGCACGCCCACGTTGCGGCTGCTGCGGGCCCACGTGAGTTCGCGGCCGAGGACGACCATCCGGTGCAGCTCGTCGCGCTGGCGGTCCGTGGGGAGCTGCGGCCGGCGGGCGGGCATGATTCGGACGTTGCGCTGCCCGTTGGCGAGGGTGATCGTGTAGGCGTTCGCGTCGGCGCTGATGGTGAACCCCTGGGCGTGCGCCTGCCGGATGAGCCGGACGACGGTCGGCTCGTCCATGGTGTCAAACTCCGGCGTCGGCCCGATCTCGATGGTGACGTTGAACTTCATGGCTGCTGCTCCTGGTCGAGGGGCCCGCCCCGGGTGGGGCGGGCCGGTCGTTCGTAGGGTCAGGCGAACAGGGAGCCCTGTTCGCGGTCGGGTCGGGCGGGGAACATGGCGTCGGGGTGTTCGCCGATCCACTGGCCTCGCCACGTGCCGGCGGTCGCCTCGGCCTCGGTGACCAGCTCGGCAGCGCGGCGGGCCTCGACGTCCTCGACGGTCTCGGGTTCGAATGCGGCGGGGGAGCCGACAAGGGCGTCGCGGAGCCGCTTGGCGGCGCGGGCGCGGTAGACGGCGTGCTGGGCGTTCTCGGGCTCGACGGCCGGGGTGGGGTCGGGGGTCGGGGGCTGCTCCTGGGCGCGCTGTTCGTCGAGCTGCGCGGGGGTCAGCTCGGACATGAACAGGCGGCGGCGGGAGAACCCTCGGTGCTTGCGGATGACGGCGCGGACCTCGGGCAGGGCCTCGGCGCGCGGGGTCATGTCCTGGTAGGTCTCGCCGTAGACGCGTACGACTTCCTCGCCGCTGGCGGGGTCGGTGATGGTCCACCAGTTGGACGGCTCGTCGCGGCGCGGGGTGGGGGCCGGGGCCGGGGCGGGGGTCGACGTGGTGGCGGGGGCGTGGCCGGCGCGCTGGATCCACAGGCGGGACGCACGTACTTCGGAGGGGGTGTGCAGCTTCCGGTTTTCGAGGATGGCCTCGGCGAACGCGCTGATCAGGTGGAGTACGGCGGTGCCGTGCGCGGGGATGACGAGCGTGCGACCCCGGCCGCGACGGGCGTTGTCGAGGGCGATGCGCAGATCGGCGGCGGCGGGGTGCTTGGCGGCGGGGCCGGTGGTGAGGTCGGCGCGGCTGAGGTGGTCGGCGAGGGCGCCGGGGATGGTGACGTCCATGGGGTTGCTCCCTGGTCGTTGGTGGGGGCCGGGTTGCATCCGGCCGGGGTGTCGGGTTGCATCCGACGGGAACGACAGTAGCCGTTACTGTAGCGACTACACAAGTGGCTACAGTAACGGCTACACAAGGAACTGCGTTCGAACGGCGCGGAGTTGAGCTACGCGGCCCGGCGGCGGCCGTCGAGGGCGGTCCACAGTGCGGCGAGGTCCGCTCCCCGCCACGTGCGCCGGCCCCGGTCGAGGGCGGCGGGGGCCGGGCACTGTTCCCCGGTCTGGCACGTCGCGGACGGCTCCCCGCCGGGCACCGTGCGGGCTAGCAGCTCGCCCCGGCACCACGGGCACGGGTCGGGGAGCGCGGTCGTGCGGCCGTCCCGGCCGAGGGCGGCCTCGACGCGGCGGCGCGCGCGGCGGGCGACCGTGGCGAGGTCGGCGAGGACGTCGTCGCCGAGGGGGGAGAACAGGCCGTCGCCCTGGTCCTCGCCGAGGGCCCGCCCCTCCAGCCACACGGCGGCCCAGTGCAGCCCATGCGCGCGGGATCCGGCGGCGATCGTCCGGCCGGCCGGGTCGAGGGTGGGCGGCGTCCAGCGGCGCGGATCGGCGCGGTCGCCCTGGTCCTCGCGCTCGATGCTCCTCGGCGGCCACGACCGGAGCGGGACCGTGCGGCGGCGAGGGGGCTGCTGGTAGCGGGCGGCGAGGGCGTCGCACGTGGCGAAGAGCGCGGCCTCGACGGCGAGGGCGGCGTCGAGCGCGGTCAGGTTGGCCGGCGCGGGGTGCTGGCGGAGCGTAAGCGGGGTGCGGCCGAGGTGCTGCTCGTCGTCCTGGTGGGCGTCGCCGAGCTGGTCGAGGAACCCTCGGGTCTCACGGGGCGGCCACGTGTCGGCGGGGCGCTGCTCGATGGCGACGAGCAGGTCGCCCCACTGCTCTCGGACGGCGCGCAGGTCTGCGGCGGTGGTGAGGGCGTGCTCGGGGAGCGTGGTCGGGGTCATGGTCACGGCTGGTCCTTTTTGGCCTGCTCGATGGCGGCGTACAGGCGGTCGGCGATGTCGGCGGGGTCCACGGTCCCGAGCTGGTTGGCGGCGCGGCCGGCGGCGACGAGCAGGTCGTCGAGGCGGCGGCGGGCGCGGTCGAGGAGGGTCTCGGCGCGGGCGGTCCGCTGCTTCTCGGTGGCGAGGGCGACGGCGTGCTCGCGCTCCTGCTCGGCGAGGACGGCATCTTGGGTTTCGGCGGCGGCGGCGAACGCGGCGGCGGTGCGGGCGGCGACGGGGGTAAGTCCTCGGTGCTCGCCGAGGATCGCGAGGACGTCGCGGTGCGTCTCGGCTCGGTGCAGTCGGGCGAGGAACGCCTCGGCGCGGTCGCGCTCGTCCGTGATGCGCTGCGCCCCGTCGGCGCGGCCGGCGTCGACGGCGTGCAACAGGTCGATGCGGTGCCGGGCTTCGGCGAGCTGCTCCTCGACGCGGGCGCGGTCTTCCTCGGCCTCGACGATCGCGGCGTCGGCGGCGGCGAGGCGGTCGCGCATCCGCTGCAAGGTACGGTCCTGCCCGCGCGCGGTGGATCGGAGCTGGTCCGCCGTGGCGGCCTCGGCGAGGGCGTACTCGCGGAGCGCGTCCGCCTCGGTGGGCGACAGGCGGTCGGCGCGGTCGAGGAGGATCTCGAACTTGATGCGGCGGGCGAGGCGGGTCTCGGCGTGCCGCTTGCGGGCGGCCATGGTGCGGCGGGTCATCGGCGCGGGTCCTTCGGGCGGCGGTGGTAGCGGGCGGGGCGGCCGAGGGGGACGGCCGCGCACAGACACGTACGCGGCCGTACACAGGACTCCGGTCACCCGTCGGTGCGCTGCTCGGCGGCGCGCTCCCGGCCGTACGCGGCGCGGTTGCGGCGGCCGGCCGCGAGGATGTCGTCGGCCATGGCCTCGGCGAGGTAGTCGAGCAGGTTGCCGAACGGGCCGGCGGGGCGCTGCTGGGCGGCCTCGGCGTCGAGGCGGTCGGCAAGGTGCCGAAGCGCGCACGCGACGCGGGCGGGGTCGAGCCCCTTCGTCTGAACGTCGGCGCGGAGCGCGTCCGGGTCGCTGCCCTCGGGCTGGATGACGACCAGGGCGCCCGGGACGGTCACGGACGCGGTGAGACGGTCGAGGGGGGCGTCGTACGTGATCGGGCCCTCGGGGGTGGCGCGGGCGTAGCACTTCCGGAACACCGACTCGCGCATGGCGCTGCTCGTGGTGACCGGCCGGCCCCGGTGGTCGGTGGACGCGATGTCGTAGGCGACGGTCGGCTCGTCCCGGCCCTCACCGGTGTAGACGTCCCGCACGGTGATGCGGTCCTCGGGCTCACGGGCCTTGTTGTACGGCGTCGGCCGGTAGGTCTGTCCGGGCTCGATCGGGTCGGGGGTCTGCGTGTCCATGGGCGGGGCTCCGTCTCGGCTCATCAGTCGGTTGTCGGTGTTGACCGGGGCGCGGAAGTGCACGCGCGCGCGTGGGCGGCGCGGCGACCGGTCGGCGGCGCGGGTCAGTAGGCGGGGCCGTTGGTGTTCCACTGGTCGTACTGCGGCTGCTGCTGGCCGTATCCGCTCTGCTGCTGCTGCTGGGAGTTGCCTCCCTGGCGGTTGCCGGTGGTCTTGGTGACCTGCGCGGTGGCGTTGCGGAGCGAGGGGGCGACTTCCTCGGCCTCGACCTCGACGACGGTCCGCTTGACGCCCTGGTTGTCCTCGTAGGTGCGCTGGCGGAGGGTGCCGACGACGACGACGCGGGTGCCGCGCTGGACGGACGCGGCGACGTTCTCGCCGAGGGTGCGCCACGCGGACACGGTCATGAACAGGGACTCGCCGTCCTGCCACTGGCCGGACTGCTTGTCGTAGGTGCGGGGGGTCGAGGCGATGCGGAACTTGGTGACGGCGTGTCCGCTGGGGGTGTGCCTGAGTTCGGGGTCGTCGACGAGGTTTCCGGTGATGGTGATGGTGGTCTCTCCGGCCATCAGGCGGCCTTCCTTTCGGTGGTGGTGAGAATGCGGGCGCGCTCACGGGAGCGGCGGGAGCGGTCGCGGGCGCAGGTACGGCACTCGCGGTGTCCGTCGGGCGTCCGGCGGGTGTTCTCGGGGGTGTAGGGGTGGCCGGCCTGGCAGGCGGTCGCGACGGCGAAGCGGGCCACGGGGTTCGAGCTGGCGAGCACGTTCTCGCGGTGCGTCATGGCGAGGAGGTGCTCGGGGTTGACGCACGCGCGGCGGCGGCATCGGTGGTCGACTTCGAGGCCGGCGGGGATGGGGCCGTTGGCCTGCTCGTAGGCGTAGCGGTGGGCGCGGACGACGCGGCCGGCGTCCCAGTAGCGGCCGTATCCCTTGGCGTTGAGTGCGCCGGTCCAGAGGTGGCAGGGGCCGGGGGCGCCTCGGTAGACGCTGAGAGGGCCGGCCGGGTCGACCTTGGCGGCGAAGCGCTCGGGGGTGTTCACGGGGCGGTCCTCCTGCTCTACGTGCTGAGCGCGCACGCGCTCGCTGTTCTGCCTCAGCAGGTAAGTATCTGCCGAGACAGAAAGATAGCGGATGTGGGGCTGCTTCGGCTCCTCCTGGCGGAGGGGGCTAGGTGTCGTTCTCCGGGGTGAACGCGGGCGGGATCACCCGCAGGTCCCATCCGGCCCGTTCGAGGGCCTTGGCGGCCCGTACAGCGGTCACGCCGGGGCGGTGCAGCAGCTCGCGCACGGTCGCATCCTCAATGACGGCCCGGATGACGGCGACGGCGGCGGCCGGGATCGGTGCGGTCGCGGTCACGCGGCGGCCTCCTGGTGCCGGGCGGCAAGGGCGGCCTCGACGCGGGACGGGTGCGGGGCGCGCTCGGTGCGCCGACGGTCGCCTCGCTTGCACGCCGCGCGGACGTCGGCGCGGCAGTGCTCGTACGGGCACGGGACGCCGAGGGGGTCGGGCCGGTCCTCCTCGGCGAGGGCGCGGCGGCGGGGCCGGTGGTCGGCGAGGGCCTCCTCGATGTCCGGGGGCACGTAGGCGCCGAGGGCGGCGAGGCGTTCGGCGGCGAACTGGTCGCGCTCCTCGCGGGTGGCGGCGGCCGGAAGGGCGAGCATCGGCCGTTCCTCGGAGAACCCGAGGGCGCCCCGCATGGACGGGCCCGCGACCCGGCCGTCGGCGACGGCGGCGATAAGGGCCCGGCGGCGAGCGATGGACTCGGCGCCGGTCTCGCCCGGGATTCCGTCGTAGACGATCGTCGCGGCGTTGACCCGCTCGGCGCGGATCCGGGCGCGCTGCTGGCGGACGTGCGCGGGGGTCAGCCATCGGTCGGTCTCGCCGTAGTGGCGGGCGACGGCGGCGCGGGCGTCGTCGTCGAGGGGCATCGAGTGCAGGGCGGCGGCCCATGCGCGGGCGTCGGCCTCGCCGACGGTGCGGCGGTCGAACGCGGCGGCGAGGGTGAGCAGCTCGGCGGCGTCGGCGGGGGTCACTGGGCGGCCTCCTGGGCGCGGAGTCGGGCGGCGAGGTCGAGACCCTCGGCGACCCGCTGATCGGTCGTCGAGGGGCGGGCGGAGCCGATGGGGACGACGTTCCCGCCGGCGGCCGGGCGGCTGGCCTGGAGGCGCAGGGTGTCGTACTTGTCGCGGAGCTTCGGCATCGACATGACGTTCGAGCGCCAGAAGTCGGAGTCCTGGCACCAGTCGATAGCGCGGTGCACGGCCTCCTCGGTGCGGCCGTCCTTGTCGAGCATGAGCCGGGCCGCGTCCCGCCACCCCTTCGTGATGTTGGGGCGCTTGCTGCCGTTCTGCACGATGCGGTCGGCGAGGTGCTCACACAGCCGCTCGACGTCCTCACGGGCCGGCGCCGGGTCGGGGTCTCGCGGAGCGAGGGCCGACGACTTCCTGTTCCCTGTTCCCTGTTCCCTTCCCTGTTCCCTGTTCCTTTCCTGGGGTGAGTCCTCACTGAGGTGTGCGTGAGCCTGCTCGGAGTCCTCATCACTGCTGGTCAGGGGCGGTTCCGGGGTGGATTCTCCCTGGTCGGGCGCGGGGAGGCCCGACGCGGACGGGCGGTTGATCCGCTGGTGCTCCTTCCACCCGGACACGGCCAAGTAGCGCTTGCCGGTGACGACGTACCGAACGATCAGTGAGGACTCACTGAGTGCGGCGAGGTCGGTCTCGACGTCGGCGGCGGTCCGGTCGTCGAGCGGCCAAAGCGCGGCCTTGATGAGCCGGGCGTCGTCGACGGCGCGGCCCTGGTCGTCGCAGTGCGTCCACAGGCCGATGAACGTCAAGCGCTGCTCGATGGTGAGGTCGGCGATCGTCAGGGAAGTGAAAAAGGTGGGCTTGATCGTGCGGATACGGGCCATGTCGGGGGTCCTGTCGGGGTGGTGCGCCCGGGGCGAGGGGAACGGGTCCGGCCTCGCCCCGGGGCGGAACGGGGGGCTACTGCGGGCGGGTACGCGGCAGGGGGCGGTGGGTGTCGCACCGCCACCCGCACGGGTACGGGCGGGTCGGGGTGGCGTTGCACCTGGGGTTGCCCGTGTCGCACGGGGGGCTCGGTTTCGGCTCGGCCTGGTCGAGGGGGAGTTGACCGGGGACGGGCGCCGGCGGCGCGGTGTCGAGCAGGCGGCGGGCGCGGTCGAGGCGCTCGCGGCCGGTCACGCGGCGGCCTCGGCGGCGAGGCGGTCGCGCTCCGCCTTGACGGTGGCCTTGTGGAAGTGGAAACGGGCGCTGGGGGTCTTGCCGCCCCGGATGCCGAATCGGCTGGTCCTCCCGCGTCCGCCCTCCTCGGCCATGACCTCGGCGAGGCACTCCTCGCGGACCGGGCACAGGCCGCAGATCGCGAGGGCCTCGCGGCGGCCCTCGGCGTCGGTCGCGTCCGGATAGAACGCGTTGACGTCCAGGCCGGCGCACGCGGCGCCCCGGTGCCAACTAGGGGTGAGCGTCTGGGAGTTCATGGGTGGTGCTCCTGGTCGGGGGGCCCGCCCCGTTCGGGGGGCGGGGCGGGCCGGTGTGCGGGCGGTCAAATGCCGCGTGCGGCGAGGGCGCGGTCGAGGGTCGGGGCGCCGGTCCAGCGGGCCCGGGTCGTGTGCGGCGGGAACCCGTCGAGCAGTTGGCCGGCGGCCTCGGCGAGGGCGGCCGGGTCGGCGAGGTGGTCGACGAACAGGGGGCCGCCGCAGTGCGGGGCGCTGTGCCTCCACCCGGTCCCGGAGTGCCAGCGGAGCGACGTGCGCACGGTCGGCCACTCGACCAGGACGACGAACTGTCCGTCGTCGGTCTCGGTCGCGGTGAGCGTCTCGGGGGCGACGTCGGCCTCGACCAGGGCGGCGTGGACGGCGTCCGCGTACGGCAGGTGCGGCATCATTCGGCGGCCCCCTCGTGGGCGAGGGCGGGCAGCACGTTCGGGGCGAGGGCGCCGCTCCGCCATGCGCGGGCGACCAACTCGCGGCCGGTGAGGGCCTGCGCCTTCGACGTCCGGCTGTAGGTCATCTGGTGCGACGCGGCGCGGGACGGGCGGATCTCGACGCCGGGCACGTCGTGCACCTGGCCGGTCTGCTCGTCGACGTACCGGGCCGTCCCGGCGGCGGTCGCCTCGGCCATGACCTTCGCGGCGAACCCCGGGCGCACGCGGGTCTCCAGCCGCATCGGGATCATCTCGATCTCGAACTCGCTCGGGAAGTTGTCGCGGACCCATGCGGCGAACACGTCCTCGTCGGTGACCGTGGCGGCCCGCTCGCCGCCTCGGCGGGAGATCGACCCGACCTTGGTCCCGTCCGGCAACAGTGCGTCGGTCTTCGACGTGCCGGTCGCCTTGTACTGCTGCTCCAAGAGCGCTTCGGCCTCGGCGCGGGCGGTCTTGTGGGCCGCCTTGACCTCGTCGAGCAGGGCGCCGAGGACGGCAACGCGCATGATGGCGTCCCGGGTCTCGGTGCCGGCGATCACCTCGGAGGCCGGGGCTTGCTCGTCGTCGAGGGGCTCCTCGCCGTGCGCGGCCTGCTCCTCGGCGAGCAGCCGGTTGACGCCCATGCGCTCAACGACCGTGTCGTAGTGGTGCTGTTCGATCTCGGAGAGCGGCGGTTCGGTCTGCGTGGTCACTGGGCGGCCCTCTCGATCATCGAGCGGTAGGCGTTCAGGGTGGCGACGTCGGCCTCGGCGATCGTCCGGCCGTAGGCGCGCTGGAAGTCGTCGTCAAGGGACTGGTAGCCGGCGCGGGAAGCAGCGAGCCGGAGGGCCTCCTCGGCGGCGGCCGTCGTGCTCGCGGTCGGCGGCGCGGTGCTCGCGGCCGGGGTCGGAGCGGCGGCCGGGGCCTGCTGCTGCGGTGCCCCGGCGGCGGGCTGCTGCGACGCGGTGCTCGCGGCGCGCTTCTGGGCGGCGATGGCGTCGAGTTGGGTGATGTACTCCGGCGGCGCCCCGGCCTCCTCGGCGGCCTTTCGGATCGCGGCGAACTGCTCCTCGCTCGTCGCCTGCCGGGCCTCGCCGGCGTAGTCCCGGCGCTGGCGCTGCTGCGGCTGTCCCTGTCCCTGTCCCTGTTCCTGCTGCGGGCGCCGCTGCTGGCTGCGCTGCCCCCGCTGCTGCTGCGGGCGGCGCTGCTGCTGCGGCTGCTGGCGCTGCTGCGGGGCGTTGCTCATGACCGGGTGGTCGCGGTCGCCGTCGTCGATGCTGCGCGCGTCCACGGGGATCATGAACACCTGAAAGAGCATGTACTTGAGCGCGGCCGACATCGCCTTGTTGGTGCTCTTGTCGGCCGTGTCCATGGCCTCGCCCGGGATGGTGACGGCGAGGCAGTCACCGGCCGGTCCGTAGATGCGGTACAGCATCGTGAGCACCGTGTGCGTGCCCTTCTCGCCGCGCGGGCGCTGCTTGTGCTCGATGACCTCGGGGGCGATGAAGCACCCGTGGTTCCGCATGGGGCCGGCCATGGCGGACATGGCGTCGTCGACGCCCCGGAAGTTGTAGTTCTGCTGCTGGTTCTGCTTGTCCTTGCTCACGGGCATGACGTCCCGCATGACGCCGTGGATGACGGCGAACACGCGGGGGAGGTCGGCGCTCGTCCCGGCCGGGGCCGGGGTGTACGCGGTGGTCACGCGGTGGTCGACGGCGGGCTCGACGACCGGGGGCGCGGTGTGGGCGGTGGGCAGGGTGGTGACGGTCACGAGCGGTTCTCCTGTGCGGTGGTGCGGTGGCGGATGTAGGCGGCCTGCTTCGTGAGCGACGTGGCGAGGGCGATGGCGTCGTCGGGCGTGAGCAGGTCGTCGAGGCGCTCGGCGGACTCCAACCGGTCGAGCAGGGCGTCGCGGGACCCGTCCGCCTCGGCGGCCCGCATGGCGCGCTCCCAGTCGGCGGCGTCGTCGCTCACGACCACGTGGTCGAGGGCGACGACCGACGCGGCGTGCTTGGCGAGCAGGCGGCCGAACAGGTCGGGGTCCTCGGCGTACGCGAGGGCGAGTTCGTCGAGCAGGGGGGAGACGGCGAGGGTGACCGGGAGGCGGACGGCGGTCCCGTCGGCGGTGAGGGTCGGGCGGATCACCGGATCACCGCCGGCGCGGTGTCGAGGCCGAGGTCGACCGGGACGCCGGGGCCGTCGTGGGTGAGGTCCCCGGTCGCCGCGTTGTAGGTGCGGGGCACCGACCAGTCGGCGGACGGGAAGGCCCGGCGGAGCAGGCCGTAGGCGGCCCGGCACTCGGCGGCCGAGCGGCTCACCGGCTGGCCGACCGAACCGACCAGCTCGACCCACACGCGGCGCGCGCCGTTCACGGTGACGGGCACGGTGCGGACGCGGACGGTGCCTTCGGCGATCTCGTGGAGCTGGCGCGCCACGACGCCGACGAAGCGGGTGCGGGTGCGGGCCTGACGGGCGCCGAGGATGGCCTCGGCGGCGCGCGGGGCGGGGTGGGTACCCTGGGGCTGCATGTTGATCTCCTTCGGGGGATGAGAGGGCCGTCCGGGTCGCATCCGGGCGGCCCTTCCGCGTTTCAGGCGGCGAGCGGCCGGGGGGTGGGCTGCTCGCGCTGGGCGCGTTCGAGGCGGCGCAAGATCAGCTCGACCTCGGGGTCGAGGCGTCCGGCGGCGCGGTCGCGGTCGCGGCGGTCGCGGGCGGCGTCGAGGACGCGGCGGAAGTTCCGCACGGCCTGCTCGCGGGGGATCACGGGGCCGGTCATGCGGCGGCCTTCGCCGGGGTGATGAGCTGGCCGGCGGTGAGGCCGTAGCGGGCGTGCACCTTGGCCGCGAGGCGGGCCGAGGGGGCGGTCACGCCACCCCACAGGCGCCACGCCGTGACGGGCGGGATGCCGAGGTCGGCGGCAAGGGCCTTGTAGTCGCTCACCCCGTGCGCGGTGGCGGCCTGCTGCAAGAGAGCGCGGTCGTACATGGGCGTGCTTCCTTCTTTCGAGGCAGATAGCTGTCTGCCGTGACAGAAAGGTAGCACCTATCTTTCACGCGTGAAAGATAAAACCGGTGGGCGGTGTCACAACCATGTCCGAGACTTGTGGGTCTACCTCGTAACGGCATGTGACTGAGTCATGTGCTTCGCGTTGACAGAGTGGTTGAAAGCTGGGCAGTATCGAACCCTCGTTCGACAGAAACGTCGCAGGTCGGGCCAACGGGGCCGCACACGGGGGAGGGGGGAGCCATGTCTAGAACTCGCTGTTTCATCAGTGAAACGAGCGCGCTAGATTTCTGCCATGGCAGAAAACAAGACCGACGCGACGCGCGCCGCGTTCGCCGCATGGCTCTCTCAGGAACTCGTGAGACGCGGATACAACGTCACCGGCCTACGCAGCGGGGGCCGCTCCCGCTTTGCCGCAGATAGCGGCCTCAGCGCCTCGACCGTCGGCCGGCTCCTCCGGGGCGAAGCCGTCACGGACACCCGCGTCCTCGGCACCCTCGCCACGGCCCTCAACAAGCCGCTCGCCGAGATCCTCGTACGGACCGGCGTCATCACCGACGACCAGCTTTACGACGTCCAGCACCCCACGACGGACACCGCCCGCAAGATCAGCCCCGAGGAAGCCGCAAACGACCTCGGCATCACCGACCCCCACAAGCGTGAGCTGTTCCTCAACATGACGCGCACGCTGCAAGAACAGTCCGACACCGGCGAGGGCGAGGCCCGAGCCGAGTAGCACCGCCTCGGAGGTCACCCTCGTGTTCCGTCGTCCCGCGCCCCTCATCACCGCCGGTCTCTTCGCCGCCGCCCTCGCCGTCGGGGCGTCCGGATGGGCCACCGGCGCCCAAGCCCTCACCGATGCGGGCATCCTCGGCGCCGTTGCGACGGTCCCCCTCCTCTACTGGGTGATGATCACCCGCACCCACCAGATCACCGACGACCAGCTCGCCGAAGCGCACCAGGCCGGCTACGCGCTGGCCCTCCACCACGTTGCGCGCGGCCTGCTCGTCCCGGACCCGGCCCCGCCGACCCCCGGCCACCACCAGGACGACGAGCAGACCCCGGGCAACGTGGTGCAACTGCACCGCAGCCCGACCAACACCCCCAAGGAGAAACGGAAGGCACAGTGACCAGCCTGTACGTACCCCCGGCGTCCGCCGCCCTGCGCGGCGAACTGCCCTGGGTGCCCTACATCCGCGTGTCGACCTGGAAAGAGGAGAAGATCTCTCCCGAGCTCCAGATCACCGCAATCCAGCAGTGGGCGCACCGTACCGGTCGCACCCTGCTCGACCCGCCCATCGTCGACCTCGACGCCACCGGCCGGAACTTCAAGCGCAAGATCGAGCAAGCCCTTGAACACGTCGAGGACCGCCGCGCGCAGGGCATCGCCGTGTGGAAGTTCAGCCGCTTCGGCCGCACCCGCACCGGCAACGCTCTTGCCCTCGCCCGCCTCGAACGCGTCGGCGGCGAACTCGAATCCGCCACGGAGCCCCTCGACGCCAAGACCGCCATCGGCGAACTCCAACGCGAAATGATTTTCGCCTTCGGCAACTTCGAGTCGAACCGCGCCGGCGAACAGTGGAAGGAGACACACGAGCACCGCCGGAAGCTGAAACTTCCCGCGTCCGGCGGACAGCGCTTCGGCTACATCTGGCACCCCCGCCGCGTCCCGGACGCCACCGTGCCGGGCGGGGTGCGCCTCCAGGAGGAGCGCTACGACTACCACCCCGAGTACGCCAGCGTGCTCGAAGAGCTGTACGAGAAGAAGACCAGCGGCCAGGGCTTTCACCTCCTCGCCCACTGGCTCAACGAAGAGCTTGCCGTTCCGACGATGCGCGGGGCGCGCCTCTGGCAGAACGCGACCGTTCAGCGGATCCTCGACAGTGGATTCGGCGCCGGCCTGCTCCGGTCGCACGACCCGGAGTGCCCGTGCGGATACGGCATTCAGCACCGGGACAACTGCAAGGAAGGCCGGATGCTCTTCCTGCCCGGCGGACAGCCGCCGGTCATCGACCTACAGAAGTGGGAGGAGTACCAAGCACACCGCGCCGACATCAAGGGGCGGGCTCCACGGTTGCGGAAGGCCACATACCCCCTCTCCGGGCTCACCGCGCACATGCTGTGCCGGGGCAAGTGCCAGGCGAAGTCGGGAACGAACCGCACGCACGCGGCCTACGGAACCCCGAAGCCCGGATACGCCATCGCCTGCTCGAAGAGAAACGACCAGGGGAGGGCCGGATGCCCCACAGGGGTTCACGTGCTGCGAACCGAGGTCGAGGCCGAGGTCTTGCGCTGGCTCGCCGACAACGTGGCCGAGGACGTCGATGCTGCTCCCTCCGAGCACCGCGCCGAGGGGGGCAACGGCGACGCCGAAGCACGAGCGAACCTCGCGCGAGCGCGACTGACCGCCGAGCTGACCAAGCTCGAAAAGGCCATCGACCGACTCGTAACGAATCACGCGCTCAACCCGGATATGTACCCGAATGACTCGTTCGGGCGGGTTCGCAACGAACTGGTCGAGCAGCGGCAGAAGGTGGCCGAGCAGATCAAGAAGCTCACGACGGAGACGGCGAGGATGCCGACAAAGGAGGAAATCCGCCCGCTCATGGTCGGGCTCATGGAGGAGTGGGAGACGTTCGACAACGAGGAACTCAACGCGATGTTGAGGCAGGTCATCCGCCGAGTTGCGTGCGAGGTACACGGGGTGTACCGCAAGGAAAAGCAGACCATCGAGTACGAGGTGCATCCCGTATGGGAGCCGGACCCGTGGGCCTGCGAGAAGTGCGGGACGGTCATGACCGGACTCGCCCCCCGGGTCTGTCGCAACAAGGAATGCGCCGCGTTCGGCTCCGACGTCATTTAGACACTGAGGTGCACGCCACAGTGTGTAAACGACGTCGCTCCGGGGTCGCCTAGTTGACCTGCGGAAACGGCGCGGCCCCGCCTCCCATCATGGGACGCGGGGCCGCGCTGCGCATGTTCACTCGGCGAGGTCGGACGCGAACGACGTGAACGACGACCAGGCCGCCGGCGCCACGGTGAGCATCCCTGCGCCGTGATCCTTCGTGTCCCGAACGAGGACGCGGGGCGTGTTGTCCGCCACCTCGACGCAGTTGTCGTTGGAGCCGCTGTACGTGCTCGTGCGCCAAACGGGTTCAGTCATCGTGCGTCCCCAGTGCAGTACGGATGATCTCTCGTGACGCCTCGATGCCCTCGGCCTCGGCGTGGAGCCGATCATAGATCCTCTGCCACGTGTCGACCTCGCTCGGATCCTGCATATACCGACCCGTGACGAACCCCTCCGTATAGGCCGTACGGGTCCCGTCGTGAGCCGTGAGCAGGCTTATCGACCCCGGGATCGAAGCGTTCGGCGTCCGCAGCACCTGAACGTGAACACGAGGCCGCTCCGAGGCGTCCAGGAGCGCGCCGAGCTGCTCGCGCATCACCTTCCGCGACCCTATGACCCGGTTGAGCGCTGCCTCGTCGAGGACGACCCACAGCCACGGCGGGTCATCGCCCTTGAGTACCTCTTGCCGCTCGATGCGCCGCGCGACGTCCGCGTCGACGTCGGTTCGTTCGTCGGGGTCGGCAAGCAGCATGATCGCTCGCGCGTACTCCGGGGTCTGGAGCAGCCCCGGGACGACGAGCGAGTACTCATGGATGGAGCGGGCCCGGGTCTGGTCGCGCAGGAAGCCGACGGCGTAGTCGCGGTACGCGCTCTGCTCGCGAATCGTGAGAAGAGCGATCAGCGCGCCGTCGAGGTCGAGCACCTTGTCGAGGTTCCGGCCGAGCTTGAGGTCGGGCGGGGCGCCACCCTCGATTTCGCTGATCTTCGTGTCGTTGGTGAATACCTTCCCGGCAAGGTCGACTTGTCGCCACCCCTTGGCCTTTCTGGCCTCGCGGATCATGTTGGCGATGAAAGCCTCGATGGATTCGCTCGGGTCGATCTCTTTTGCCGCTGGCATAGTCGCCATTCCCTGATCGCTGTCCGGAATCGAAATCCTTTCAAGCGTAGGCCGGTTGGCGGCAGGGTGGAGCCATTCCGGAGCACACCCCGCAAGGAGGAGAGCAGCCGATGAGCACGCCCACGACCGCGCCGCCCACCGCGCCGCAGATCCGCCCCGTGAGCACCGCCGAGGCCGGCGAGGTCTTCCGCGAACTCCGGGACGCCATGGAGGCCGCAGGGTTCCCGACGCAGGGGCTCTACCGCGAGGAGCGGGGGACTCAGCACGGGTCCATGCACATCTTCGGACTCGGCGAGGTCACCGTCGCCGGGGCGAAGCGCATGGCGGCGATCCTGCGGGCCGCCCGGCGGCAGTCGTGAGGTACCGCGAGGGCGACGTCGTGACGGACGGGGCGCGGGCCCTCGCCGGCCAGGTGCGCGCCGTGAACGGTGACCTCCTCACGCTGGCACGACCTGGAGGCATGGAGTGGACGGCGACCGAGACCAACTGTTGGGCGGCGAGCCCGGAGGACCGCGAGGCCCTGCGGCCGAGCGGCGCAATCCGGCTGATCGGCGAGCACTTGCCACCCGTACAGCCGCCCTCGCGCTGTTCCTGACCTTCGTAGCCATCGGCGCCGGTGCCGCCGCCCTCGCGATCCGCGCCACCTAGCCGCCTCGCCCCGGACCGGAGCTCCCGGGGCGAGGCACACGACCCGGCCCCGGGCGACCCGTTCCCAGCCCGGGGCCGACCGCAGCACCGCCGCCCCGACGTGTCCCCCGCCGTCGGGGCGGTGGCTCCACCCCACCCCAGTAGCTCAGTCAGGAAGAGCCCGACGACGGAGTACCCAAATGTCTCCCGTCGCCCGTCGTCGACGACCCCGGTTCGAGTCCGGGCATGGGGACTCGGCCCCCCGGTTTCGGGGACGGCCGTTCCGAGCACCACCCAACCGAGGGAGAGACCATGTCGGGCAAGCACGGCGGCGGTTCGGGCAGCGGATCCGGCGGCAGCCAGCAGGACGACAGCAGCAGCGGCCGGCAGCACGGAGGCGGCGGCTCGGAGACGAGCGGCGGGAACTCCTCCGACGGCAGCGGCCCCGCGAAGTAGGGGAGCACGTGACCACACGCGTAGAGGCGGCGGGCCCGGAGGGGCTCGCCGCCGCGCTCGTCGAATCGGGCGCATTGCAATCCGACTGGCTTCCCACGTACCGCGCCGTCCCCCGGGCCCTGTTCGTCCCGGATCGGGTCTGGCCCGGCATCGCCGAAGGCACCGAGCAAGGGCCGCTCGTCGACCGCCGGACGGACCCCCGGGCGTGGCTCGCGGCCGTGTACTCGAACGTCCCGCTCACCACGCAGTGGGACAAGGGCGAGCACCAGGGCGACGAGCAGGGGACCACGCCGACGAGTAGCAGCAGCCTCCCGCACATGGTGTTCGCGATGCTCGCCGACCTCGACGTTGAGGACGGACACCGGGCCCTGGAGATCGGCACGGGGACCGGATGGAATGCGGCCCTCCTCGCGCGCCGGCTCGGCGCCGAGAACGTCGTCAGCATCGAGTACGACCCGGCCGTCGCCGACCAGGCTCGGCAGAATCTTGCCGAGTTCGGGCCGCCGTCGCCGCTCGTCGTGACCGGCGACGGCCGGGAGGGGTTCGCCGACCGGGCACCGTACGACCGGGTGATCGCCACGGCGTCGGTTGGTGAGGTCCCGGCCGCGTGGATCGAGCAGACGGTCACCGGGGGCGTGATCGTCGCCCCTTGGGGGCCGCTGTACGGCGGCGAGGCCATCGTGCGCCTCACGGTCGGCGATGATGGGCACGCTCGGGGCCGCTTCACCCGCTCGTCGGCGTTCATGCGGATTCGGCAGCAGCGGCCGGAGCTTCCCGAGCCGGCGGTGTACTTCCGGGGTCGGGAGTGGCCGGCCGGCGGGCAGCGCGGCATGAGCACCCTGGCGCCTACGGCCCTCGGCGGGTGGATCGAGCAGTTCGTCATCGGGTTGCAGGTGCGCGGCGCGTTCTGGCGGACGGAGCGGTACGACGACGGGGCGTACACCTTGTGGACGTACGACCTCGACGGGGAGTCGTGGGCGTCGGCCGACTACGTGCCGGGGCAGAGCCGGTTCGAGGTCGTACAGGCAGGGCCCCGCCGGCTGTGGGACGAGGTCGAGGCCGCCTATCGGTGGTGGAACGGCCGGAGCCGGCCGGGGTTCGGCCGGTTCGGGCTGACGGTCGGGCCCCGGAGCACGGTGGCGTGGCTGGACGACGAGTCATGCCCGGTGCCCGGCGCCGAGTGGCTCCGGTGAGAGCCCGGACATGACGAAAGCGGCCCACCCCCGGGGAGGGGGTGGGCCGCTTTCACATCCCCGCGTAGCAGGGAGAAGGTCCTCGGGGACGGTTGCTAGCGTCCAGTTCCGGGGTCATCTTCGCTCGCACGAAGAGCAGGTGTGTTGCGATCCTCGACCGGCCCGAAAGCTGGTCGCCGCCGCCCCTGGGGGCGACACGACGACTATGGCACACGGGGCCGACAGCCGGGGCCGGTCGGGAAGATTCGCCCGTGTGGGTTACCGCGTGGCGAGCTGCCACAGGGCCACCACGACGCCGGCGAGGGCGGTCAGGGCGGCGATGGACGCGAGGGGCCAGCGGGCGCGTTCGAGGGCGTCGAGACGGGTCTCGTGGTCGGCGAGCTGGCGGTCGGTCTGGTCGCCGCGCTGGACGAGCAGGGCGAGCGAGCCGTCGACGCGGGCGAAACCCGTTTCGACGGTGCCTCGGAGCCGCTCCAGCTCGACGGCGACGGCGGCCGGGTCGGACGGGGTGGGGATGGTCACTGGCCGCCCCCGTTGTCGTCGACCAGGCCGAGGCCGAAGCGGTCGAGGAACGCCTCGACGGAGGGCAGCGCCATGACGCGGGCGAGGCCGCCGGCGACGGCGAGGAAGCCGGCGACGTACGGCAGGGTCGCGGGGATGCCGGACGCGGCGATGATGCCGGGGGCGGCGACGGCGAGGGCGGCGGCGGACTGGATCACGGTGCGGACGGTGCGCTTCGTGGCGGTGGACATGCGGGGTTCCTCCTGGGGAGTGGGTGGAGCGGGTCAGGGGGTGACGGTGAAGCCGTGGCGGGCCGCGAGAGCGTCGAGGGAGGCGCGCCCGGGGATTCCGTCGGCGGCGGCGCCTCGGTAGCCCTGGCGGGCCTGCCAACGGGCGTACGCGGTGCGGGTGGCGGTGCCGAAGTGCCCATCGACCAGGGAGCGGGCGAGCAGCCCCTCGGCGGCGAGGGCCTCCTCGACGATCCGGGCCCCGGCGTACGAGACGGGGGTGCCCTTCTGGGCGGGGTCGCGGCGGGCGGCGGCGATCAGGCGGGCGAGGGAGACGGCCGGCTTCGACGGCGGGGTCGGCTTCGGCTTGGCCGGAGGGGTCGGCTTCGGCGCCGGAGGCTTGGGCTTGTCGTCGAGGCGGGCGTCGACCCGGTCCCGCATCGAGTCCATGGTGAACCCGACCGGGTCCGGCTTGCCCGGCTGCCACTCGCGGTGACCGATCACGGAGCGCGCGCCCCATCCGTGCAGCCGGCAGACGGCGGCCGACGCGCGGGCGATGGCGTCGAGCTGGACCTCGGGCCACGGGTCTTCGCCGTCGCCGAGGTTCTCGCACTCGAACCCGTAGAAGTGCCGGTTGCCGTCGGTGGTCGCCTCGTCGTCGACCGGGGTCGGGCGCTCGTCGATGACGGCCCGGAGCACGTCCGGGTCGCCGCTGCCGGCATGGTTGGTGCGGCCGTAGCCGATCAGGTGCACGGTGCCGTCCTTGGCGATCACGCCGTGACACAGCGGGCCCGGCAGGGTGCTGTGTCCCTCGCGGCAGATCCGCACCGTGTTCGCGGTGCCCTTGGTGACGGTGTGGTGCACGACGACGCCGTGCACGGGGCCCCACGGGCCCTTGTGGTTCCGGTTGTGCGTCTCCCACCCCGGGTAGGTGACGACGGTCAGACCCTCGGCGCGGAGCGCGGCGAGGAAGCGGGCGGCGGACGCGGGCGCGGCCATGGGGTACCTCCGAGAATGCGGAAGGGCCGCCCGGCGCGGTGCGCGGGACGGCCCTCGGGTGGGATGGGGTCAGGACTGGATGCCGTACAGGTAGCGGGTCATCGCCCGGACGGTGCCCGTGCCAGCGGTGACCTTGACCTGCAACTCGAACTCGACGGCCTTGCCGAACTCGTAGCCGGGGACGGGGCCGCCGTTGGCGAGCGTCCCGTTGACGGCTCCGGTGACGACGACCGTGCCGTCGATGAGTAGTTGAAGCTGTGCCGAGACGCCGGCCGGGCGGGCCATGACTGCGTAGATCCACACCTTGGGGTGCTGGACGATCCCGCGCGAGCGGCCGATCGTGGTCCACGCGGTGGACGCGCTGCCCGGCCATGAGGCGGTGCTCTCGTCCTGCGGGATCGGCAGCGGGAGGTACGGGCGGGCGAGGCCACCCTCGGGGTCGACGGTCTCGCCGGAGAGGATCTCGTTCCCGGCCGCATCCATGATGCGTACGGCCTGAGACTGGGCGGGGTCGGCGAGGGGGCCACGCGAGACGCTGATGGCGACGGTGCCGTCGTCGCGCCGGATCATGGTCCCGAACTCGCCGATCGCCGGGAAGATCTCGCCGACGCGGAAGGTCTGGTGCCCGTTGTCGGGGTCGAGGACGGACAGGGCGCCCCCCTCGCCGACGACCACGTCGCCGGAAAGGATCTGGTCCATGGCGGGGCGGATCTGTGAGCGGCCTCTCAGTTCGCGCACCTCGGCCTCCAGGCGCCGAATGCGGTCGAGGAGGTCTTGGGGGATTGCGGCCATGCGGGGGCCTCCTAGGCGGTGAGGGTCGCCGGCGCGGCGTTCGGTTCGAGGAGTAGATCGGCGGTCTCGGGTCGGCCGCGTTCGGCCGGGGTGGTGGCGAGGCCGATCAGGCGGTACCGGGCGTCGAGCCCTTCGGGGTGCCACTCGTCTCGGATCCGGAGCCGGATCGTCGAGCCGAGCAGGCCCGGGGAGATCCCGGAACCGTCGAGGCGTACGGACACCGTGGGGACCTGCGTGGTGGTCCACGCGCGGGCGAGGTCGGCGCGCGCGTGCGCGTCGAGCGTGGCTTGCTTCTCCACGCTGGTGTAGTCGCTGGTGCCGTCGAGGCGAGGCCACCCGCCCGGCGTTACGGCCCCGTCGACGGACACGGGCGCGGACATGAGCGGGTATGACGGCTCGGTCTGGTTGCGGTTGATGGACGCGCCCCGGGAGTGCCAGTGCGTGGCGCGCGCGGTGCCGTCCTCGGGTAGCCGGTAGTCGATGACCGGGCCTGGCGAGGAGAGCACCAACTCGGTGCGGCTGGACCGGATGATGGGATAGCCGAGTTGGAGCCCCTTGACGCGGCGGCCGTCGGTGTCGCGGTACGTCCGGATACGCCATTCGAACCCGTTCTCGGTGCCCGCGAGTTGGTCGAGTACATCGCGTACGACGGGCAGGTCGTAGCGGGAGTACGTCCGGTCGCGGAGTACGCCGGACGTCTGCGACCAGTCCAGTTCGATGCCGATGTCGCCGCCGTCGGTCGACTGGACCCAGTCGACGATCTGCCGGGCTATGTCGAACTGATCGACGCCCGTACCGGTCCACCCGGCCGAGAGCAGGCGGTGCGCGAGGTACGAGTCGAACGTCGCGGCCTGGACGGCGAGGGCGCCCGGACGGCCCCGGGACGGCGGGGTGATTTCCCGGGTCCACACGATGCCGCCCCACCACACTTCGCCGGCGCGCTCGATCCACACGGCCGTGCGGGCCGGGATGACGGCCTCGCGGGCCCGGCGCGCCATGGTTGCGTCCGTGACCGGGATGGAGAACTGGGCACCGCCGGTCTTGCCGATGTAGTCGTCGAGTTTGAGCCCCTGCGCGGGCAGGATGTCGAGGACCTGATCGGAACGCAGGTCGCACAGGACGACGCGGTAGAGGCCGCTCACGCGGGGCCCTGCCAGATGAGCGCGGCCCGGCTGTAGGCGGCCGGGATGCCCGTGAGGGCGTTGGAGTTCCAGAGCTGCATCTCGATGTAGTCGCCCGCCGCCATGACCAGAGGGAGCGCGGAGGAGTCGCCCTGTCCGCCGGACGACGCGGCGATGTAGCTCATCTGAACGTTGTTGTTCTCGTCGCCGTTGATGCGGATACGGGTGCGGCAGGAGTTCGCGCCGCCGGGCCACGTCTGCGAGGTGTAGACGATGTACAGGCCAGACACGGGCGCGACGAGCCGCGTCGGCTGCGCGGCCGACCACATGACCGTGTCCGTACGGACAGGTGCACTCGACCACTGAATCGAGGTGTAGGTGTTCGCGGAGAGGGCGTACGTGCCGGTCTTCGCCACGTTGACTTGGTGTCGCTCCTCGGTCGGCATCCAACTGGAGCCGTTCCACCGTTCGATGCCCCGTCCGCCGTCGCGGAACTGCCCGGGGTAGCTACCCGGCGCGGTGGGCGCGCCGACCAGGATGCCGCCCACGGCGACGGTGCCCGTGCGGCGGTCGGTGAGCGCGGTCCCCCAGTCGATACCGCCGCTGCCCGCGCTTGCGCCGGCCGGTACGCGGACCTGGGCGAGGGGGATGGCGGCGGCCGGAACGGTCGGCACGACGGGGGTGGCTGCGGCGGCGCCCTGGATGATCTCGATGGCGCCCTTGGTCTCCCCGCCGCCGTCGACGGCAGCGTCGTAGATCCGGAGCACGACGAGATCGATGCGCGGGTTGGCCGCGTTGCCGTCGCCGAACGTGATGGTCATGGCGGTGTCGAGGCTGACCGGGTAGGCGCCGGCGGCCTCGGTCGACTGGATGAGCGCGCGGCCGGGAGCGACGGATGCGGTCATGGCGCCGGTAGTGCCGGTGACGGCGAGGCCGGCGAGCGGGTTGGTCCCTCCGGAGGTTCCGGGGATGACGCCGGAGAGGGACGTCAGGCGGCCGGTCGGGGTGAGGGTGCCGAGCGGGGCGAGACGGGTGTCGGTGCGGGTCTGCCCGCCGGCCGTATCGCCCCGGTTGGTCAGCCATGCGGGACGCACGGGCATCGGGGAGTCCTTCCTACCAGTAGGCGGAGCGCCACTCGATGGCGCATCGGGCGGTGGCCGAGTGCGTCTCGGCGCGGTAAGCGAGAGAGGTCGTGCCGGGGGCGAGGGTGAACGCCTGCTCGGGCACGCTGCGGGCCGTCGCCGTGTAGAGGCGGGACGCGGCGCCGTTCAGGGTGACGGTCCCGGCGCGGGTGTCGACGACAAGCTGATCGCCGGCGGCGAGGGTGATGTCGTACTCCAGCGTCCGGCCGTCCTCCTGGGAGAGGCGCGGCGCGGTGACGGGGCCGGTGAACGTGATCACGGGCGAGGTCTCGGCGTCGCCGCCGTTGACGACGCCCACGTTGCCGGTCGCCCCGCCGACTCCCCAGTCGAGGCCGTCGGTCCACTGGAGGCCGGTCCCCCCGGCCCATTCGAGGCCCGGCTCGGGCGCCGGTAGGCCGGTTTCGACGTGCTGCTCGTCCGTGCCGTACCGGCGGGGGTCGGATGCCTCCCACTGGATCGCGGCGCCGAGGATGGTCCCGACCGTGTAGCCGTTGGCGACGGGGACGTTGCGGCGGACGGCGCGGGCCTTGACGAGCAGGGGCCCGCGCTCGTCCAGCCACACGACGAGCGGTATCTCGTCGAGGCGCGGCACGGTACCGGCGTTCAGCGTGGCGACTGCTCCGCCGATCTGATCGCGGGGGGCCCGCACCATGAGGTCGAGGCCGATGGTGCGGGTCTGGGCGAGCAGGACGCCCGGGTAGGCGCCGTGCGCGTCCGGGCGGAGCGCCGAGGAGGAATCGAGCGAGGGGAGTTCCTCCCACCCGCTCAGCGACTTCCACCGGTAGGGGGTGCCCCGGCCGAGCAGGAGGTCGCCGTACTGGATCTGTCCGGGGCCGGTGATCAGGCTTCCGAGGTCGGTGGCTCCCATGATCACCCCCGTCCCTTCGACGCCCATTCGAGCGCCTTGGCGTTGTCGTCCGGGCTGCCGTTCTCGGCGGCGTGCCAGTGCTCGATGTGGAGCCGGGCGCCCGGCGCGGTGCCGCCGGCGGGTCCGTACGGCGTGGCGCCGGCGAGCGCGGGCGTGCCCATGCCGCCGAACTGCGGGAGGTCGGGCGTCGGGACGAGCGTCCGCATCGCGCGGGCCACGGCCCCCTTGGTGCTGTCGATGCCCCGTACGAGGCCGGGCGGGATCCATCGGCCGATCTTGGCCATGACGCGCGAGGGGCTCGCGATGCCGAGGGCCTTGGCGATCGGGCCGGGGATCATGGTCTTCGCGAAGCTGATCAACTGGCCCTTGAGCCATCCGCCCATGGCCTTGATGCCGTTCCACAACCCCTGAATCAGGTTGCGGCCCTTCTCGACGAGCAGGTTGCCGAGGTTGCCGATGCTGCTGGCGATCGAGGCCGGTAGACCTCGGGCCCACTCGACTAGGGCGCGGCCCTTCTCGATCGCGCCGGCCTTCGCGCGCTCCCAGTGCCCGGAGATCGTCCCGGCGATGTTCCAGCCGGAGAAATAGCCAACGATCCGGCCGGGGATCCCACGGATCCATTCCGTGGTCTGGTTCCACAGGCGGGAGGTGCCGTCCTTCACGGCCTGCCACTTCTGGGCGATCGTCTCCCAGATCTTCCATGACGTGAACCAGTTGATCGCGTCCTCGCCGGCCCCGGTGACGGTCTCGACGAGCCAGTCCCACGCGGCTTCCGTGGCGGCGACGATCTCGTCCCAGTACTTGACGATCAGGACGACGAGACCGACGACGGCGGCGATGACGAGACCGATGGGGCCCATGGCGATCAGCCACGCGGCGGCCATGCGGGCGGCCTGAATGAGGGACTGCGTACCCATGAGGACCCACTGACCGACGACGACGGCGCCGGACGCGATGGCCCGTGCGGCCATCGCCACCCATCCGCCGATCGTCGCCCACGACGACGCCACCTGAGTGGCGGCCGAGGTCACGGACGCGGTCGCGGTGGTGACCCACCCGGTGACCACTGCGGTGGCCGTGATGCCCTGCTGAATCGCCCACTGGATCAGGGCGGGCAGGATCACGACCGTGATGGCCGTGGCGATGCTCAGGAAGATGCCGGAGTTGTCGGCGATGAACTGCCCGGCCGTGGCGAACCCCTCGCCGATGGCGACCGCCGCGTCGGCGCCGGCCATGAGCGCGGGCACGACATACGCGCCGATCATGTCGACGACGCCTTGCATGAGCCCGCGCTTGAACGCCTCGAAGCGGTGGGCGGCCGTGTCCCTCATCATGTTGCCGGCGGCGTCGGTGGCTCCCTCGACCTTCCCGAGTGCGCTGACGGCGTTGGAGGGGTCGAGGCCGAGGATGGCCTTTTGCATGTCCTCGGATTTGGTCCCGAAAAGTCCGAGTGCGATCTCGGATTGCTTCGCGGGGTCCTTGATGGCCCGGAGCCGGTCCATCACCTGATCCAGTGCGGCGCCCGCCTTCGGGCCGCCCTCCTGGAACACCTTCTGCATCTGCTCGCCGTTCAGGCCAAGTGCCTTGAACGATTCCGCAGTTGACTCGCTCATGCCCTGGGCCATGAGCGTGAATTCCTTCAACGCGTCGGCGACGGTATCGGCGTCGCGGGCGCCGCCCTGGAGCCCCTGGGAGAGCAGGCCCATAGCGGTCTCGGCGTCGAGGCCAAGCTGACGGAATTCGGTCGGATACTCCGAAAACGTATCCAAAAGGTCTTCGGCGACATCTACGCCGGTCTGTGCGCCCCGGGTGAGGACGTCGAGGGCCTCCTCGGCACTGTCGGCCAACCCGTTCTTCATCATCGTGCCGACGGCCCGGGTGACGCGGGAGACGTCTTCACCCATGACGCTCGCTGTGTCGGCGACGCGGCGGCCGAGCGTGGACATCTGCTCTTCGGTCGCCTCGGGCGGGAGCAGGCCGCCCCGGGCAATGCCCTTGATGATCTCGGCGCCCTGCTCGACCGACTCGACGATCGCGTCGGCGTACAACTGGCCGGCAACGTCGCCGTACTGCTTCGCCACGGCGGGGGTCGCGCCGAGCTGGGCGCCGAGGTTGGCCTCGATCTGCCCTTGCTGCATAGCCTCGGAGATGCCGACCATGAGCGCTGCTCCAACGGCGGCCCCGACGGCGGCCCATCCGAACGCGGCGAGGGCGCCGCTTCCCTGCTCGGCTCCCTGCTCGGCGCCGCCCTCGATGCCCTCGGCGAGGGCGTCTCCTGCCTCGGCTCCGGCCTGCTCGGCCTCGGCAACGATGCTGTCGCCGGTCCGGGCCATGGCGGCCTCGGTGCGCTGCATACCGGCGCGGGCCTCGGAGTCGTCGACGCTGATGGTGGCGAGCAGCTCGCCCACAGTCAGTGCCACGCCGGATCACCTCCCATCGGGGGTCATCCGGCCGGGGCCGGGGGTGCTTGGGTCAGCCGGCGGGGTTGCCGGTGAGGGCCGCGATTTCGGCGGGGTCGGTGACGCGGCGCGGTGTGCGCTGCCACGCGCGGGCGAATCGGGCCTCGGGGGAGAGACCGCCGATCAGGACCAGGAATCGGCGCGTGGACAGGGCGGCGACGGCCGGCGCGTCGAGGCCGTACTCGCGGGCGAGGTCAGCCTCGACGGCCGGCCAGTTGGTCAGGATCGCTTCCCAGAACTCCCGGCCTTCCTGCTCTTCTTGCTCCGCCGGGCCGCCCGGTTCGGGCCCGGTGCTTTTCCCGCCGCCTGCTTCGCGTACAGCTCGGCGGCGCGGTCCATCGAGACCGTGCCCGGGTTCCGGATCGCGGCGGCCGACCAGATCAGGAGGATTCCGAGCTGCCGGTCGGTGAGGCCGTGCTCGGCCCACTCGTCGAGGACGTCGCCGCCGTAGAGCGCGGTCAGCATCCGGCGGACGTCGGCCGGGTCCTCGGACGCCTGGAGCCGCTCGGCCTGGAGCGTGAACAGGATGGGGAGGGACTCCGGGAGGGTGTACGTCCGGCCGAACAGGGCGAGGGTCTGACGGGGGTACTGCTCGGCCTGCTCGGCGAAGAACGCGTCGAAGTCGGCTGTCTTGGGCGCGTGCTCCTGGTGCTCGACGTCGAGGTCGGTCACGGGGTCACCGCCGCCGAGGTCGGCAGGCCGGACCGGCGGAACGTGGCGCTCCAAGAGGTCTTCTCGTTGGTGCCGCCACTCTGCTCGCCGGGGGTCATCGTGGCGTCCCAGATCGCCCATGCGGTCTGCGTCTCGTGCCGGTAGCGGATCCGGTTGTGCGAGTCGATGCCGAGACGCGGCGTCCAGTCCTCATCGATGTACGCCTGTCCGACGTCACGGGCCTTCGTGGTCTTGTCGATGCGGTACTGACCTTCGAGGGTGATGCTCGCGCCACGCTGCATCACGTCCTCCTCGTACGCGCCGTCGCTGTCGAAACTGGTCGTGTCGGCGACTTCCTCGTTCTCGCCGGGGGAGTACGACCAGGAGTTGAGACCGGCGATCGGGAGCCACGTCTCGGTGCCCGCATCGGCGTCCTCGACCTCGAAGAGCCATCCGCGCGCGTCGATGGACCTGCTGTTGCCCGCCATGGGCGGACCTCCTTACGGGGTGGTGGGGGAGGCCGTGGCGACGTCGTAGTTGGTGACGTGCTCGTGACGGCCGTTGCTGTCGGCGCCCATGGGCGCGGGGATGCCGCGTGCGGCGATCAGGACGGCCCATGTGCCGTCCGGGAGTTGGGTGTTGGTGAGGCCGTGCAGCGCGGCGTAGATGGCCTGCGCGCGGGCGCGGGAGACGCGGGGGTCCGGGCCGCCCCGAACGCGGACCTGTAGCCGCTGGTCGGTGTCGTCGTCGCGGGCCTGCTGCGGGCCGGCGTCGTACAGGGCGAGGGACACGGCCTCATCCGGGGCGGGCGGCATCGTCTCGACGAACGTGTCGCCCGTGATGCCGTCGGGGTCGTAGGTGAGCAGCCCCTCGGCGGCGAGGTACTGGGCGATGCCGTCGAGGAGGTCAGCCACGGAGGGCCCGCCTCACCTGGGCGGCGATGATCTCGTTGATCGGCCCGGCCTGCTCGACGAGCGGCCGTTCGAGAAACTTGGCGGTGCGGCCGTCGTCATGCCGCAGGTCCATGTCCTCGTGCTGGCGGACGGCGTACGGGGTGTCGTACGAGACCCCGGCGGTCATGCTGGATTCGTCGACGGACGCGACCCCGGAGCGTTCGAGGGTCGCCTCCTCGATGGGGACGACGCGGCGGGACTCGCCGAGCAGGTGCTCGGCGCCGAGTCGGAGCCCGAGCAGGGCGCCGGCTCGCTCGGCGGCGAGGACGGCGTCGCCGTTCCATCGGATGCGGGCACGGCTCACTCGCACATCACCTCCAGGGACTCCGGGACCGGTAGGCCCGGCGCGGTGTGGTGGGCGGCCGACAGGGCGCGCGTGCGGCGGCCGGACGGCAGGGTGATGCGGGACTCGGCCGGACAGTCGGTGTCCGGCGCGGTGATGACCTGCGCGGTGGAGACGACCTCGCGGCCCTCGCGGTCGCGGACGGTGCGCACCTGCTCGGCGACCATGGCGCGGACCCCGGGCACGGGCGGGCCGTACTTCGGGCCGTACGCGGAGTCGCCGAGGTACGGCTCGATCACGACGCGGTGGGGGAGGAGCCACGGGGGGACGCGGGTCACCGGATCACCCCCGGGAGCAGGCCGGCGCGCGCGAGGTAGCGGTACGCCTGCGGGCCGAGGTCGACGTTTCCGGCGCCGGTCCCGCCTGCCTGCTGCTGCGGGCCGGACATGGACACGGGGCCGATGGACACGGACGACCAGCGGCCGGCGGCGCCCGTCCCGGTGTCGCCGGTCTCTTCCCGGTAGGCCACCTGCGCACAGGCGGCGTCGGCGAGGGCCTGAACGACGGCCGGGTCGGTCGGCATCCCGTCGACGTCGACGTCGTAGACGGCGGTCAACAGGGCGTCGTCGACGTCCTCGGACGCGCGGGTGAGCAGCCGCTCGGCGTCCGGCGGCGGGGGCTTGCCGGTCCACTCCGTGAGCTGCTCGACGGTGGCGTAGACGCGGCGAGCCATCGGCTTACCCCTCGCTGCCGTACTGCTCGGCGAGCTGGTCGCGGGTGAGCTGCTCGGCGTCGGCCTGTTCGGCGCCGAGGGCGACCGCGTACGCGACCCAAAGGGCCTTGGACGCGGAACGGGCCGGACGCTCGATGTCGTCCGGCCCGTTGCCGTTGTCGTCCCCGCTCGGCGGCGGGGGCCCGCCCGGCTGCTCGTCGGCTTCCGGGCAGTCGTGGTAGCGGCGCAGCATCATGCGGCGGCTCCCTTCCTGATCAGGTGGTGGCGAGGGTGCCGACCGCGACACCCCGGTCGTCGAGGCGCTTCACCGCGTAGTGGATCGTGGTGGTGATGACGTTCGAGCGGGCGAGGATGTCGCGGTCCTGCTCGACGAGCGGCCGGCGCTTGTAGAGCAGGCCGAGGACACCCCGCTTCATGATCAGGAACTTGCCGGCCGCGACTCGGTTGGTGACGAACACCGGGACGCCACCGATGCGGCCGATCGATCCGGTGACGGCGGCCGAGGGCCCGTTGCCGAGCTTGGCCGCGTCGACGAACTGCGGGTCGGCGAGCGCGTCGGCGTACTGAGCGCTGTTCAGGTACAGGCCCGAGAAGTCGTCCGGCTCCCACTCGTCGCCGAACTGGGCGATGCCGGGGACCATGGCGTCCAGCCACGTGAACTTGGTCTTCCCGGCGGCGGTGGTGAAGCGGAACGGGTTCCCGCCGCCCTGGGCGGTCTCGTCGGCCTGGGCCTGGGCGATCAGGTCGGCATCGACCTTGCGGGCGGCGAGGACGCCGAACTGCCGGCGGGCCTCGGCCTCGGGGTCGCCGAGACCGACGAGCCTGGACTTGTCGGTGATCTCGACGGCCTTGCCGACTTCCTTGATGGTGGCCTTGGCCGAGCTGGTCGACATGGCGACCGGGACGAGCGGGGCCGTTTCGGTCAGCTCGTCGAGGTCGGACAGGGCACCCCACTTCGGGAAGTTGATCTCGTCGCCGGGGGCACCCTCAAGGGTGTTGTCGTCCTGGACGGCGTCGGATCCGGCGACGCGGACCTTGCCGAGGAACTGGGCCTGCGCCATGTCGCCCCAGACCTCGGGGACGATCATCTGCGCGGACGTGGTCTGTGCCATGGGGGGTGCTCACTCTCTCCGGCCGGGGCCGGGGGTTGGTCACCCGCCGGCGAGGCGCCGGTAGGTGTCGGGGTCGGAGCCGTACAGCTCGGCGCGCGCGGCGTAGTCCATGGCGGCGAACTGCTCGGCGGTCACGGCCGTGGGGCCGCTGGTGAAGTCGGCGCCGCCGCGCTGCGGGCCGCCCTGGGGCTGCTGGGCGGCGAGGCGCGGGTTGGCCGTGATGGCGGCGGTGATCGCGGCCGTGATGGCGGCGGTGTCGGCCGGGTCGATGTCGGCGGTGGCGTCGGCGAACGCTCGGGAGTCGGCGAGCGCTGCCGGGTCGGCGCCGGCGGCCGGGGCGAGGCCGTAGACGGCGAGGCGCAGTTCGGCGGAGCGGGTCCGGGCCTGCTGCGCGGTGAGCTGCTGCGTGAGCTGCTCGGCCGTGGCGGGCTTGTCGGCGCTCGCCGGGTCGATGACGGCCATGAGCTGCTTGATGAGATCGGTCTTGGCCTCGTCGGCGGCGCGGTGCTTGGCGGTGACCCGCTGGTTTCCGGCCTCCGCACGGGCGCGGGTGAGTTCGTTCTGAAGCCGTGCGATCGTGGCGGCCGGGTCCTCGCCGGGGGCCGGCGCGGTCGGGGCCGGGGTGGGCGTGGGGTTCGGCGGGTTGCCCTGCGGCGCGGTGGCCGGGTCCTGCCCGGTCGGCGGCGCGGTGGGGTTGCCGCCCTGGCCCGGGTCGCCGGTCGGGCCGGTCGATGGGGCGGTCGAGGTGGGGGTCGAGGTGGGGGTCGGGGTGCTCATGGTGTCGCCCTCCTGGGGTGACTCGGGGGCCCGCTCCTGGCGGGCTCTGGACATGCGAAAGGGGCCCCTGCGCCTGGCGGGGGCCCCTTCGGGGTGGTGCTGGTGGTGCTGCTACTCGTCCGGCTCGATGGCCGGGCGGGCGCGGGCGTAGCCGCGTATCCACGCGGTCCGCAGGATGTCCGTACGCGGGTACGGGCACGTGGTCGGCGGGTCGCCGTTCCGGGCGGCCGTACGGCCCTCCAGGACGGCGCGGGTGATGTCCTCGCGGGCGTCCAACGGTCACCTCCGGTTCTGCTGGTCGGCCTCGTTCTTGCGGGCCCCGGCGGCCCATCGCTGCGCCTTGCCGGTGACCTGCTCGATGAACTCCGCCTGCGTGAGGCGGCCGTTCGCGGCCCACCACTCTTTCAGCTCGTCGGACGCTCGCGCGTAGGCGATGCGGGCCGGGCCGCTGAACAGGCTTCCGGGGTCGATCCCGTCTGCCTTGGCCTTCCGGTTCAGGAGGTAGCCGTTGCAGGCGTCCTCGGCGGCGAGGTACTGCCGGTAGACGTACTCGTCGTAGAGGGCGCGGGCCTCGCGGCGGGTGATGAGGTGCCGCTCGTCCTGGTCGCCGTCGTCCCCGCGCGCACGGGCGGCGGCGGCCTGCTTGACGGCGTCCCAGAACGCGGCGTCGCCGTCCGGCTGCTCGTCGGCGAGGGCGCCCCACCCGGCGGGATCAGGGGCGGGGTCCATCGCCTCGGCGAGGGCGTCGCGGTCGGCGAGCAGGTCGTCGACGGCGTTGCCCGTGGCGGCCGGCGGCGGTAGCTCGATGCCGTCACGGCGGTCCATCTCGGCGGCGATCCTGAGCAGCTCGTCGGCGGTGGCGTGCTGCATCGCCCACGCGAGGTCATCGTCGCCGACGTCGGCGAGGTCCCCGGCGAGGTGCCCGCCGGGGAACAGGCGGTCGGCGCGGGCGGCGAGGTCGTCGAGGTCGCGGCGGTCGGCCTCGGCCTCGATCCGGGCGAGGGCGCGCGCGTCCACGGGGCCCGACCGGACGGCGGCGGCGAGCTGCTCGTCGGTCATCTCCCGCATGGTGCGGTCGTCTCCCGACCACACGCGTGCGGCGTCGAGCTGGTCGGCGGTGACCTCGGGGCGGGCCTGGGGAAGGTTCCCGGCGCCGAGCTGCTCGCGCTGCCGGTTGCGGCGCAGGTCGGGGTGGTCGGCGAGATGCTGCCTCATCGCGGCCTGCCACTGGCGGGCCTTCGCCTCGGCGGCCTTGCGGCCCTGCTCGTCGACGGCGGCGGCGGCCCTCCTCTTGTACTTCCTGATGTGCCGCTCAATCTCTCGTTGGCGCTGGCCGGCCTCGTACCCGGCGGGGTCGGGGTCGGCGTCGTCCACGCGGGTAAGGCCCGGCATGTACGCGCTCACGGAGTGTCGGCAGTTCGGGTGTTGGAGCCCTGCTCGGCGGGCCTCGTCGAGGGATCCGGCGACGTACACCGTGACGGTCTCGCCGTCGCGGGTGGCGTGCTCGACGTCGACGTCGCGCGGGCCCGGCGGGCCCCCGACGGTGAGTACCTGCCTCTCCCACGGACGGCAGAGCGGGCACTCACGCGGGGAGTTGGAGACGACCACGAGGTCGACCCCGGCCGTTGCGAGGGTCTGCATGTGGGCCTCGGTCGCGGCCCGGCCCACGGACGTCCGTACGGCCATCTCCGCGTACGCGGTGAGCGACCAGGGGCGGCCGGAGCGGTCGCGGAATCCGGTGATGCCCCGGTCGGCAAACGCGCGCATGGCGTCCTGTGTGGCCTGGCGACGGGTGCCGGTGCCGACGAGCGGCGTGGCGGTGACATCGGAGACGACGGCGCGGTACTGGTCGTCGACGGCCCGCAGGATGCTGCGGTGGGTCGAGGTGAGCAGGTCGACGGTTTCGGCGGCGAGGCGGTCGACGGCCTGCGCCTGCGGTAGGACGTCGTCGACCAGGCGCACGGCATCGTCCGACAGGGCGCCGAGTTCGGCGACGGCGGCGCGGCTTCCAACGTTGTACGCCTCGGCGACGGCGTCGTGCACGTCGAGGCTGACGGCCTGGCCAAGCTCGGTGACGACGGCCTGCGAGGCGCGTCGTACGGCGGACAGGGCGCCGAGCTTCTGCTCGGCCCACCCGGGGGCGTCGAGGCCGGCGCCGAGCTGCCTGGCGATGATGGCCAGTAGGCGCAGCTCGGCGGCGGCGTACAGATCGCGGGTGCGCTCGGCGAGGGGCTCGACCATGCCCGGGTGGATCGGCACGGGCTCACCCCCTCGCTTCACATGGGGAAGTTGCCGACCGGGTCCGGGGCGGCGGCGCCGGTCTCGGCGAGGATCGCGGCGACCTCGGCCTCGACGGCGGTGTCGTCCCAGTCCGGGTGCAGGATCTTGACCCGGGTCTTGGTGGACGCGGACTCGGCCCGCTTGAGCAGGTCGAGGGTGGTAGCGGTCTGCTGCTCCGACTCGGCGACCCCGTCCCCGAAATCGACCGTCACGGGCTTCGTGAGGTCGTTGCGGCGGCCGAAGTGCGCGTTGTCGAGGGCGAGCAGGGCGAGGGCCTGCTCGCGGATGCCGTAGCGGAAGTATCCGGCCTTCTTCCGGCGGGTGACCATGCTGCGCTGATCCCGGGACTCGGACTCGGTCGCGGTGATCGGCTGCCCGCCGCCGTCGAGTCCGAAGCTCTGGGCGGAGTAGCCGGCGGACTGGGCGGCCTGCCGCATGATCGCCTCGGCGGACCGCTGGTGCTCCTCGACCCGGATGGCGAACTGGGACAGGGTGATGCCGCTCCCCTCGTTCGGGGGCATGTTCAGCTCGTCGTAGACCTCGCGGTCGAGGTCGAACGTCGCGCCCCGGCCGGGGCCGTCGTCGCGCAGGTAGCCGCGCGGGACGATCAGGCGGGCGCGGGCGAGCAGGATGTCGCGCATCCATGACGACCAGACCTCATCGAGGCTGGCGAACTGGTCGTACAGCGGCGCCCCGTAGTCGCTCCGGCCGAGGGGGGACCCTCGGTAGAGGCGGTTCGGGAGCATGTTGGGCACGTAACTCGCGGTGAGCTGCTGAATGCCCGTGCTCACGGTGGCGCCGTTCGCCCCGGCGCTGTCGAGGTCGAGGGATTCGACCAGGGCGCGGGTATCCGGGTGCTCGGTGAGCGGCACGCGGCGGCCCACGCTGCTCGGGGTTCCCTCGTAGAGCGCGTGCTCGACCTCGCCCGGCGCGTGGCGCTCCATGTGGCGCCACACGGTGGACTGGTTCGAGCCGCTCAACTCCCGCCAGAACGTCACGGCCCGCAGGATGCCGAGGAAGAACTCCGGTACGGCGCGGTCGGGCTGCACGACGGTGAGCAGGGGCCTATCCGGGGCTACGGTCCGGTCCCACGTCGAGCGGAGATAGACCCCGGACATGGCGGCGGCCTGCTCGGCGGCGGACAGGAGGACCTGTTGCACGCGGCCGAGGTCGAGCAGCTCGTCGAGGCGGGTCTGAGTCTCGGTGCTGTCCACGGTGATGGCCGGCATGTCGGCGAACAGGAGGTCGGCCGAGGTGGCGGCGATGTCGCCGGGCAGGGGCACGTGTAGGCGGCGGTCCCGCTCGGGGGTGGTGTGGTCGACGGACCGGCGCCCCCACATGTTCCGGCGGACGTTCGGCTGCGGGGTGTGCTCGTAGACGGCGGCGAGTCGGCGTTTGTCGCCGGAGTACCACGCGTCGTCCACCCGCATCTGCGCGTAGACGGGGGCCCACTCGGGCGGCGGCCACGCGGAGCCGTTCTCAGGAAGTGCCATCGGGGCTCACCTCCTGGTGCTCGTCGTCGTCGTGCGGGCCGGTCGCGGTCGCGCGGTAGGCGACGGCGAGGTCGTCGAGGAAGTCGGCGAGCTGGGGGCCGATCTGCTCGCCGTCGTCGAAGGTGATGGTGCCGACGGTCGCGGAGCAACCGGCGACGGTGAGCGTGACCGGGAGGGTGACGGGGCGTCGCTGGTCGGGTGTGCGGGGCACGGGCGGCCTCCTTACGCGGCGAGGGTGAGCAGGTGGCGCCACTCGTGCGCGGTGGAGTGCACGGCGTACCTGAGCGCGTCGACGCTGTGGTCGTCGACCTTCATGGGGGCGTCCTCGCCGCGCTCGGTCGCCTTCGGGTCCCACGAGTAGCCGGGGAGTTCGGAGAGCAGGCCGGCGCACGACGAGTGGACGAGCAGGCGGTCGGCGGCGAGCAGGCTGGACACGGACCGGATGCCGTCGCCGACGGTGTTGGTCGCCTTGGCGGGGTTGCTGTGTCCGTCGGCCCACATCTGCGTGTGGAAGCTGGCGGCGGACGGGTCGATGAACGACCACTCGGGCGTGACGCCCTTCGGCGCGGTGTCGGGCGCGCCCGGGGGCCGGTAGGTGGCGAGCCACGTGCGGACGGCGTCGCTGTACTGGGCGTCGGTGAGCTGTCGGCGGGTCGCTCGGGAGTCGTGCCGGTACTCGGAGCAGGCGTACAGGCGGCCGTCGACGCCGAGGCCGAGCAGGACGGCGGAGAACGCGTTGGTCGTGCCGTAGTCGATGCCGACCCAGTACCGGCGCATGTCCGGCAGGGTGTCGACGACGTGCCGGGCCTCGTCCCACATGCCGTAGACGGCGCCCTCGGCGACGACCCATTCGCCGTCGATCATGCGGCGTTTCCACAGACCGACGTACTCGGCGGCGAGGGAAGCGACGTACTCGGCGGAGAGACTCGGGTTGTCGGCGAGCTTGAAGTGCCAAGCCCTGAGGTTCAGTTCGGCGGCGCGGTCGAGGTATCCGAGCTTGAGCCAGTGCCTCGGCGAGTCCGGGTTCGTGGTGGCGAACAGGCGCGCCCCGGGGGCGCTGAGGCGGGCGAGAAGCTGCGTCCAGAAACCCTCGGGTACGAGCGTTGCCTCGTCGACGTAGGCAAGCTGCGCGGTGAGTCCTCGGAGCCTGCCCTCGGACTTGGCGTCGTTGGCGCCGATCAGGTGGACGGTGCGGCCGAGGATGGTGGCGGTGGTCGAGCCTCGGGTGTGCACGACGTGCCGGGCGAGGGGGCCGAACAGTAGCGGGTCCTGGAGGGGTTCCAGCACGTTCCGTTCGATGGTCTGGATGGTCTTCCCGGCGATCAGGATGAGACCGGACGGCCCGGCGCCGGCTACGGCGATGACGAACGCGAGCAGGCTGGCGATCGTCTTCCCGGAGCGGACGGAGCCGTGCCAGATGTTGATACGCGCGGTGGCGCGGCCGATGCTGCGGAGCTGCTTGCGGGACAGGGGGAGGGGGACGTTGGGGAGCAC